TAGATTAGTGCTATTTGACGTTACCAAATACTCTTGGCTTTGCATTATTTGAATACCGAAGTTTATTGAGTCCTTGCCTTTTGTAACGCCTTTAATCGTTTTTCCGTATCTTCTTATTTCTTCGATTGACTTAGGCTCTGAACTATCCGCATATATCGGTACGTTGTCAGGTAACACTTTAGCAATATCACTGTTAATCATTCCTGTTCGGTAAACAAGTTCGTTTATTATTCTTTGTCCGTTCCATGTATAAACTTCAACTGCTGCGGTGGGGTCGTTCGTGTATCCAAAGTCAAGTCCAATTCCTATCAATCTCGCATCACTTGGAATACTATCAATTTGTTTCCAGTTGCTGAATATAACGCCCTCAAGCATTCCAATTTCACCTAAGCCATATACGCGCCACCAATTAGCCCAATAAGCGCTTGTAGAGGCTTTCTCGCGGTTCTTTTCTATTTGGTCAATAATTGACTTGTCTAAGGCTTCGTTGTCCTTGTAAGTAAGAATTATAAAGTCTGCGTCGGGTTCGTCTTTTAGTTCGGTATGTACCCAAAACTCATTAGCCGGGTTAAAATCTAAAAATACTTCTTTTTTAGTCCGTATAGAAAGTTCATTATAAGACTCAAAGGTAACATTATTGCATTCGTTAATATAAAGAATGTCACGCCGAGCACCACGTAACTTAGAGCTATCATCCGCACTAAAAAATTCAAAAACACTCCCATTTTTAAAATTGTAGGTTAATAAAGATTTGTTGAACTGCTCATCGTTAAAGCGATTAGTCCATTTAAGTATTTTAAGAAAGTCTTTTAATGCTCCACGTCTTAAGTGCGGTATTGACTCAGCTACTACGCTTATTTCTAAGTTAGGTTGTTGTATTGCTTTGTTTATTAAGACTGCTAAAATAGAATACGTTTTCGAAGCTGCCGTGCCTCCTTGTATTATTTTAGTTCGTCTTTTTAAAGCAAGAACCTTATTCGTTGCTGTCGTTCTCTTGAACATCAGGAAATAATGGTTGTTCTAAAATCGTTTGTTCTATCTGTTGTAATGGCGCACCATAACCGCTATCCATTAGTGCTTTATATGCAGCTACATCGCCTTCACGTGCTTTTTTAATTAACGCCAACGTCATTAAATCTTCTTGGCTCATAGTTTCTTCTGCACCTGTTAAAGGGTTCTTTAGCTTTTGATTAACTTCTAACCAATACTTTGCTATTGTGCTTCTATTCTTTGCTCCTTTAGGTCTGCCGTTAGGGTTTCCGCTTTCGCCTTTTTCCCAACGTGGTTCTATTTGTCCTTTACCTGCCATTGTTCGTTGTTTATTCGTTGTTTATTTAAACTCCTTTAATCGGAACATTAACTTTTTTTGCGTTTAACAAATCAGTCATTTTTCTTGGTGGTATTCTATATTGAATTATTTTTTTACCCCACTTTAACATTATCTGTTTACAATATTCTATTTCTTTTTCTTTACTTCTATAACTTACAATACCACCTTTATTATCTCCGTGTTCACATAAATAATGAAACTTGTTTAACCTTAAAACTTTTTTATATTTATGTAATTGTTGTAATGCCATATCGTAATCATCTTTTGTTCCTACCCTGCTATCAAATTTTAATTCGTGTTTTAAATGAGCTTGGAAAGGACCCAAAACAACATTTGTTAAATTAAAAGGTAAAAATTCTTTGTATATTCTATTATCTTCATTTTGAGATAATCCCCACATTTTACATCCTAACTCTTCGCATAATAAAAAATTATGTTTAAACTTCATTATCAGGTAAAGTAATCACTCTGTCTTTTCCAACTTCTTTTATATATTCGTATTTTTGACTTTCAGGAACACAATATTTAGCCATAAAGAAATAATCTTTTCCTTTTAAATCGTGGCTTCTTTTATAACTTGGAATTATTATATTCATTAAATAAAATTTTTGCCATTCAATACTCTACCAATTCCAATTTTTTGACTTCCCAAAGAACTTTCCTTGCTTTTTACTTTATTTAATCCATATACTTCTTGAGCAACTTCCCAATCCATAGCATTATCAAAATATAAAACAATGTAATTATGTTCTAACAATAACTCTTCACTAAATTCAATTTCTCCAATATCTGGAATATCTTTTGTTTCTTTTATTGAATCTAAATCAACAGGTAAATCCAACCCCCAATCGTCTAACTTTTCAGCGTCCCATTCATTCGCTAACTGATCCCAATCCCATTCTCCAGTGTTTGCGTTTAATCGAATATTCAATTCGCGTTCATCTTCTTCGTTTAAATCTACTATTACGCATTCAACTTCTTTGTATCCGAGTTTTGTTAACTCACGTACTCTAAAATGACCTCCTACAATATATCCTGTTTGCTTATTGTAAATAATTGGTTCAACTACTCCAAACTTTTCAAGACTTGCTTTTAACTGCTTTTCTTGTTTTGCAGTGCTTTGTCTTGGATTGTAGGGTGCTGGTTTTAATTCGGATAATTTTTTCTTTTCTATTATCATGCGTATTTATTTGTAATATTTAATTCACTTAATTTTCTATTGTATGCTTGTTTTGCTTCGTGTTTTTCTTCATAAAATCCTAAATGATACCACTTTTTGTTGTGTTGCAAATAAGCCCTCCATTTGTTTTCTTTTTTTGCCCAACATACTCCAACATCACGACCTTCCATTTTTCTTCTATGCGATTGATTTTCCATTGCAGTAACATATTCTAAATTATTTAATTCATTGTTTAAGATGTTTCCGTCTTTATGGTTAACCTGCATATCGCTTTTACCTAAAAATGCCTCAGCAATTAATCGATGTTTTCTAAAATATAAATTCTTTTTGTCATCACTTACTAAAGTTATTTTTAAATAACCATTTTTATCTTTTGCACCTTTAATTTCTCGTTTGCCTTTTTTATCCAGTGCGAATATTTTACCGCAATCAGTAAACGTATATTTGCTAAATCCTTTAATTTGTTTTTCCATAATACAAATATACATACTTTCCCCCAATATACCTAATTTATTCTTGGGTTCTTTGGGTTTGATTTAACCTCACTTATTTTTACTAACTTCATTTAATTAGGATTATAATAGTAATCGTTGTATTCTTGTTTGTCTATTGGGTAAATTTCTATTGTTTTTATATTCGTGTTTATGAATAATAAATAGTTTATTTCTGTTACTTCCATTATTAATCTTAAAGCGTTCCAGTCTTTCTTATGTATGTTTGGATTTATAAACACTAAGTAATAATTACTTGTTAAGAATAAACTGCACAATTTACTCGTTCGTGTTTTTGGATAGATTCTCTTCATAACTTGTAGAACAAACTGCTAATCTTTGGTCTGTATTATCGTATTCACTTACCATTGTGTCATCGGTCATGCAACGTTGAATGAACTCCGACTTTGTTTCGTTACTTGTTGGCTTGGGAATCGGCATCTTCGTAAGTGTTATAAACTTGTTTTAATTGGTTTACTCTTTCTAAAATACACGACCCACAGCTTGTTGGTTCGTTGCGTACTCCAAACACTCTTGAATGAATTGCAAGTATTGTTTTTTGTTCACTTGGTTTTATTACTTCCGACTTTTTGTCAAACCATTCTGTTAGCCAATCATACTCAGCTTGTTCTAAACACTTCGCCTTTCTGTAAGGAAATAACTCGTTTAACTTTGCTTTGCGTTCATCACACCCACAGTCTTCACCTAATAACCACTTTGCTACTTTTGCTACTCCAGTTACTTCGAGTACCTTTTCAACGGTATCCCCTAATCCTTTGCTTTCAGCTGCTAATATTTCAGCTTTTGTTCGTCTTTTTCTTGCCATGTTTTTATTTTATTAATTCGTAATCCTCGTTTTTGTAGTCCTCATAATGTTCGCCTACTTCAATTTTTAAACTTTCTTTACAATACTTTAACGTTTGCCATACTGACTTAAAACTTATTCCAGTGCATTTTTGTATTTGGCGCGTACTCATTCCAGTATCTCGGTAAAGTTCATATAATAATTTGTCGTACCAATGCCAA